TTGCAAATGGTAAGCCACCTCAGAAGAGAACTCCCCTTTATAAGGATAAGTCTGAAGGGCAGGTATTTGAAGAATGGCTCTCTAAACTAAACGAGTATGATCAGATTCCGGAATTAAAGCCTCTGATTGAATACGATAAATCCAGAATGAGCAAAGTAGGTCCACAGGGAGGTTTTGTTCCATTCGATGAGAGAAAGTCAATATTCGAAGAATACTTTACATTACCCGATCAACAGTCTTTTGCGATAGACTTCGAGTTGATTGAGGAAATAAGAGCAGAGGTGTTTGGCGGTCATCGTGATAAAAGACGTTTATCTTTCGAAAACGTTGTTAAACGTGACATCGAGGAGGACAAACTTGAGACAAACTCAGGTTGTCCTGATTTCGGTAAGAAATCCAATCCATTTATCCAACAGCGTGCTTTAGAAGACGCATATTCAGGAAGATGGACAACATACCCGGCAATTGTGTTTGGTAGATCACAGCGTGGAAAACAGCGAGATGTTTTGGGTATGGCCTTTAGTACAGTTATTGTTGAAAAGAGCTTCATGTATCCACTATTGGATATTGTCCGTTCTAGAAAGATTCCATTCTTTTCAGCATGGGAGGGATTTAGACAAGTTGAACTAGGTTTCGATGATGTTAATTTCTTCTATGATAGTGACCTTCTTATTCAACAAGACTACACATCCATGGATAAAACTATCAATAAAACACACCAACGCATCTTCTATGAGATTTGTGCTCCGGTATTTCAGCCACAACAGCGCAAATCTTTCGCATCAGTGTTGGAACACATGTTCACAGTTCCTTTCCTTATTTCCCTAGATAAGATGTATACTGGAAGACATGGAATGCCAAGTGGATCAGCTTTTACGAACTTCTTTGAGTCTATAATTTCTTATTATGTATGGAAGCTTAATAGAAAGAAGTCTAATCGTGCGGATTTTAGACAAGCTCAAGGTCTTGGTGACGACATGGCATTCAGCTTAAAGTTGAAGCAAAGTGATACTGACTTTGAATCACTTATCGATGATATAAGTCAGGATATAAGCGACGTTTCCGCCTCAATCGGTCTGATCGTACAGCCTGATAAGAATGTGATCGACGTTTATACGACAGTTTACCTACAACGGTTCTTTGACTCAAGACTCTCGAACGATAGCGGGATCGTTTTAGGTATGTACCCCAGTATTCTATCTCTTAATACTGCGATGAATCCAGAACGTATGCATGATCCACGTAAATGGAGTGGTGAAATGGAAATACTTCGATGGATTATGATTCTAGAAAATAGTAAGAACCTACCTTACTTTGTAGACTTAGTCCAATTCTTTATGCAAGGTGACAAGTACAAATTAGGTACAGAATTACCAGGATTCTTCGACAAGTTACCACAATTATACGAGAATTCAAAGGCGATTAAAGGTTTCGTTCCAACTTACAATCAAGAGGGAGTAGACAGAGGTATCTACGACTTCGAGACTGTTAAGTTGTTAATGGGATTGCGAAGATAGCGCAACTAGTAGCC